TCTTAATTTTGTTTTGTCTGATGTTGCATTAGGTAATCTTTTGAATAAACTTAATGCTTTTGATTGTCTAATTGTTCCTTCAAATATTTCATTAGCTACTTGAGTTTCAATTAGAGCATCTACGTCATTTCTAACTATTCCTGCCATATTATTTTCTTTCTCCTTTTCTTTTTAATTAATCTCTTGTTCCTCGAAGTATATCATTCATAATATCATTTGTTGTTACTTCTTTTGCTCCACCTGTTAGTGTTGGTGATGATTGCACTTTCTTTACTACAGTGTCTCCAAAATATTGTGGATTCTCTTTTTTGTAGCTTTCTAGTGCTGTTGAGAAGTCTGTTTCATCATTTACGTTTGACATTACTTCATTTGTAACAAATTTCATAAATTCCTTTTTGACATTACTGTCACTCATTTGCAACTGAGCTTTTAGGTCTTTATTTTCATTTGTTATATTTTGTAAATCTTCTAAAGACCTTTGGTCAGTTTCCAGTTTACCATTTAACTCATCTACTTGTTGCTTATAGCCACTTATTTCTTCCTTGTAACTTTCTATAGCTTCTTTGAAGTTAGTTACATTCTTTCCATATTCAGCCATTATAGTATCAATGGTTTCTGGATCTAATTCAAGTCCTTTTAAAAATTCACGCATTTTATATCTCCTCCTATCGTTATTTTTACGTGCCACGAACACGTGTGAATAGATATGAAGTTCTGTTTGAACTCTAAATAAATTATAACATAACTAAAAAAATAGTGCAAATTGCACTACTTTTATTTTATGAAATCTTCGAATTTCATCTTACTTGCTGGATGCTCTTTTAGATATTTTTCATATGCTTTTCTTCTTAATGTATCGCTTAAGTTCTTTTCTTGTGATTTTTTATATTCTTCGGATTCTTTGTAGATATCTGAACGCATTTTATTAAAGTCTTCTTCTGATACTTTACCATATTTATTTTCTAGTTCTTTTTGCTTTCTTAATTGTTGGTTAAAGTAATCTGTTAGTTCTTTCTTTCCTTGTCTGTCAGAGTTATTGTATTGTTCATTTAATGTCTTTTCAGCCCATATTCTGCTTTTTACTTGTTTTCTTAATTCTTCATTTATGTTATTTGTTGTTTCTGTTTTTTCTTTGGCAATGTCAGATTGTTTTAGATATTCTTTATTTATTGCTTTTTGTTCTTCTCTATCTTTACCTACTAAATCACTTTGATTCCCAGCTATTCCTCTTTTTACTCTATCTTCTAATGATTCATTCTTTTGCGATTTTATGTAATCTTCAGCTTCTTGTGGTGCTTTGAATGTTTTTTGTATTCCTCCATTTTCAATTATGGCATATTCATCACGATATTTAACAGCACGAGATTTTTCTTTTTCAAACTTTTCCTTATATTTTTTATCCATTTCATTGATTTTTTTCATGTCATTATCATTCTTTGGATCTGGTTCATATAATCTCATCTTTTTGTAGTCCTCATATGTATCGCCAAAGTCAGATAATTTATTTGGTACTGGTTGACTTGTAGTGTTTCCTGTTTTATTTTCTGTTGCTCTTGGATAACTTTCTGGAGCTCTATTATTTACATATTTTCTTGCTTCTTCTAGTTCTGCTTTTGATAGTCCACTATTTTTCTTGGCTTCTTCTAATTCTGCACCTGATATATCTCCTTTATCAAATGCTTTGAATTTGTCTTGCATAAATTCTTTTGCAAATTCTTTTGAAGAACCTTTTGCTAGATATTCGCCTTCTTCTCTTGTTGCTTTTGTGTATCTATCAGATGCATCATTATATGCTTGTCTTAATTCTTTTGCTCTATCACTATCATCAAATCTATAGTGTTCATATTTGTCTTGTGCCATTTCATATTCTAATTTAGCTTGTCTTGTGTTTTCTGCTAGTCTTTTGCCTTCTTTATCATCTGTATCTATTTTTGCTTTATCGGATTTTCCTTTAGTAGCTGGTTTGAATTTACCTGATTCTTTCATTGCACTTGATATGCTTTGACCTTCTCTTATAAATACTTTTCTACCACCTATAGTTCTCCATACTCCATCGCCTTCATCATATTTAGCCATTTTTCTTTTCCTCCTCTATTTTGATTTTACTATATAATTGACATAAAGTCTAATTATTTTTTTCTTTTCTTTTTTGGTTTACTTTTAGTTTCCACTTTTGGTGTTTCAATTACTACATCTGGATCTATTGCAGGTTCTTCTTTTTTATCTGGAATTACTTCTATTACTTTTACAAATGCTTTATTTAGTTTATTGTTTCCTAATAGATAATCTGCCATTTCTTTTGTACATTCGAATTTGTCTTTTACATATAATCTACCAAATGTATCTTTATTTACTCTTTCTATGTTCTTTAATTCATTAAATTTTTCTAATGTAAATTCTCCTATTACCTCTACTTTTACCATATTCTTTTCCCTTTCTTTTGCTATTACCTGTGCTTTCTCATGTGTTAGGTTATTTGGATTTCCACTGTTATAGTAATATAATGTTTTGTCTACATAATCTTTTGTATAGTCTTTTGTGTTTAGCTCATCATAGAATGGTACATCAAAACTGTATTTTCTTCCATCCACAAACAATGGTATTACTGTTCTTTTATATATACATTTCCATTGAGCATAATTGTCTGGTCTATAATGGATCTCTTTCGATTCCATATCTTGCCAATCCATAAATATTGTATCTGCTGTACTTTCATTTATCATGTTTATTAGTGATTCTACATAATCTTCGCTTATATAATCATCGCTGTCTATAAATCCTATGTATTTTCCTTTTGAATTTATAATACCTTCATTCATTGCTGATGCTCCACCTTTGTTTTCTTCTAGGTGTATTATTTTTATTTCTTTGTATTTATCTAGTCTTGTTTCATGACATCCATCATCTACTAGTATTACTTCTACTTCATCTGTTAATTGTGGTATTAGTCTTTCTAGTATTTTTGTTACATATTCATATGTTTTATAATATGCAATTATTATTGATAGTTTATATTTGTAGTTTGTTTCTAATTTTAACTTTAATCTATCTAAATCTCTGCAACCATCTATATCACAGCTTATATCATTTATCACTACATAATCTTCTGTCATTTTATGTTCATTTATATTTAGCCCATGCATACTTCTGTATACTTCCCATATTACTGGTTCTCTACAAGCAGTTTTATCATCTTTGGCTTTTTTACATATTTCTATATGCTTTTTAAATTCTTCTGGATCTACCACCTTAAATGCTAATGGTTCATCATGTGTTTTTATGTATTGTGTACTTCTATTATTGTATGTGCAGAAGAATAGGTTTTTATTTGTTTCTGTGTTTACTATTGTTTTTATTGCTTTTTCACTGAAGTAAACATCCCCCCATATAAAGCATACTGGTTCATCCATTAGTTCATATGGGAAAGCATTTAGCCAATATCCTGTACCATTTTCGTAGTTATAATCACTCTTATTTGGTACAAATACTTCTGCACCTAAATCATAAAATCTCTTATCACTAGCAGTTAATATTATATCTTCAATGCCATTTTCTTTTAGTAGTCTTATTGTTCTTGCTACTAGTTTTTCTCCGTTTAGTTCAAGCAATTGTCTTGGAACATCAAATCTTTTGTCGCTACTATTTGCTAGGATGACATATTTTTTTACCATTGCTTGTCGCCTCCTGTTTCCACCTCATGTTTTGTTTTATCTACTCTTTCTTTTAAATATCTATCTATATTTGGATCTTTTCCCTTTTCACTTAAATATAATTGTAATGTGTCTGCATAATGTCTTATTGTGGATGTTCCCCAAATCACTTCATCCCTTATTGTTGTTACTGACTTATTGTTACTTTGATTCCACACATATATTGGTTCTTTTAATAATGCAAATGTTTTCATATAAATACATACTTTACAATGTTGGTTTCTGTCTTCTTTTAGTGTTCCTTCATTATATAGGCATTCTTGTCTGGTTGCTAGGCTCTTTTTAATGACCTTGCCACAACTACCACTCCAACCTTTTATTGCTTCATATTTGTCTTTATATTGTGGTATAAAGCATGGTTTTGTTTCTCTGTTTTTATATGCACTCATTCCTACAAACAACACATCTGGTTGTGTTTGTAATTTGTAGTTTATTTTTTCTAGTACATACTTATCTAATAACCAATCATCACTGTCTACGTAGTATACATAGTCTACATCATCACTTAAATGTAAATATCCTTCGTTTCTTGCTCCACCATTTAATCTTTTTTGTTTTAACTTGATAACTTTATGTGGTGCTTTTAATAATTTTGTTGCAATTGCAACACTATTGTCTGTACTCATATCATCTATGAATATTATCTCATAGTTTGTATATGTTTGTTCTAGTATGCTTTGGAGACATTTTTCTATTGTATGTTCATAGTTGCAGTTTGGTATTATTATTCCTATTTTGTAATCCTTTTTTTCTATCTTATCAAAATCTTTTTCTTTTGGATCTGCTTTTTTTATGCATTCTATATTATAGTTTGTTAGGTTAATGTCTACATATTCGCAATAGTCTTTATTTATACATTTTATATCTAATTGAATTAATTCTTCTAATGATTCTTGGTCGAATATATAAATATATTCATTCTCTTTCTTTTTTTCTATATTTAGCGAGTTTTTATCTATTGCAATTCTCATTTAACCACCTATGGAAATTATACCATAAAAAAGATAGAGTGTAAAATTGCACCCTATCTCACTAGCCATACGTTTTCTGTTTTTCTATCTCTGCAGTCGAATGTGTCATAGATAATTCCATTCTTTGAGCATGTTATATGACCTCTCATTGTTATTAGTATTGTATTATTTGGGAATTGTCCTGCTGTTTCTCCTACAGATCCATATCTTCCTGGCAGTCTTTTATATGTTCTATCTAGGTAGTTTCTTACAAATTCCCCATTGTCAAACAGAGTTCCTTCATATTGTGCTATGTTGCTTAATTGGTCATATACGGTATCCCACGACTTATTCTCTGCACATGATATTGCTCTTATTACACAGTCATCGGTGTATCTATTTACTGCATTTGCATTATAAAATTTATACATTATCTCATCGACTTTTGTAATGTTTCGTTTAACATTTGTTTTTGTGCTGGAGTATCAGCTTCTTCATGCAATACTTTTATAAAGTCTTCTAATGCTTTTACCATGTAATGAAATGACTTATCTGTTTCTTCTCCTGCACCATATCTATTACGGCTTTCTTGATATCTACCATATTCTCCTGACATTCTATCTAATTCTTCTTCTCCACGGTATCTCATGTCATATCCTCTTGCTCCGTAGTTTCCATAGTTTCCGTAGTTTCCTCTACCGTATTCTCCATAACTATCATATCCTGGTCTTCTTCCACCATAATTCATATTCTTTTCCTCCTTTGCTATATGATTAATTTTTGCAAGTTTGTATAAATGGTCTAAATTAGTAGTAGTTATACCTTCATCTAGGATCTTCTTTATACTTGCATCGGTCTTTTCCTTTAATTGTTCTTCCATTGTGATTCACTTCCTTCCTCAAGGATTTTTAATATCTTTTCCTGGTTTTTTATTATTGTTTCTAGATATTCTTTATCTTGCTTGTATAGTTCATGCATTAAATCTACATTGTTATAGTCCTGGAATAGTATTTGAAGACTTAATGCTTGAAGTAGCAATGATATATTTTCTATCATGTTAGCTTAACTTTTCTATTATTAAGTTTGCATCTTTTATTGTAGGTGCTACTGTAGTTACTGCAGGTGTTACTCCACCAATTGCTGGTATAGATCCTACAGCAAATGTTGTATTGACTCTTGGGCATACTTCTATTACTTTTGTGAATGATATGTTCACATAGTCTCCTGGTGTTGTTATTGTAGCATCTATTTCAGTTCCTTCTACATCACTTCCTAGAGATGATTTTAGGGCTAATGCTATTGCTCCTGCTTCTTCACTTGTTACGTTTGCATTGAAGGATATTTTATATCTTCCACCACCTATAACTGTGAAATCACTTCCACCGTTCATGTATTGTAGCCATCCACTACATGTAGCACTTCTTGTTCTTACGTCTATAGTTGAAAAGTTTATATTGTCAGTATTTGAAGTTAATATTTCTGGTAGTATTTGTATTGTTTGTATCATTTTTTGTCTCCTTTCATAAAAAAATAGAGATAGAACTTTGCCTATCTCTTTATTTAGCAAGTTCCTGTATTCAGGGTTGTCTTATCGACTATTTGCTTACATTATGTTTGCACTATAATAGTTGCCACATCCACATCCACCATTGTTGCAAGTGAATATTGGTGTTTTTCCATATACTGGAGTTGATGGTACTGGGCAGTTAGATAATCTATTATATAATGCATCTACTTCAGCTTCTTGACCTAATCTTAATGTTGCAGTTTGTTGTACTTGTGATGCTTGTAGGTCTTTCATTAGGATCTCTCTTTGAAGGTCATTAATCTTTTCGTTTTTAGCATCTATCTTATCATTGCATAATTGGTCTAGGATTCTTTGTGTTCCAGCTACTTGACTTGCTATTATATCTCTTACACCTTCGTTTAGTGCTTGTCTGTCTGCACAGTTTTCACTAATAATAGTTGAGTTTAAGTTAGCTATTCCTAGTCTGTTTTCACAGCAACAGTTTAATAGACTTGTGTTTAGCCCATAGAAACTATTTGAAATGTTTGCATTGATATCATTTAGTGCATTTCTTGTGCCTTCTAATTGGTTTGTTAATTGTAGTGTATCAAATCCTTGGTTTGTGTTTTGCATTATTTCTTTTTGTCCGTTTGATAGCCAAGCATAGTTATTATCAAAGCCATTTCCACCAAAGAAACCATTTCCATTACCATTGTTTCCCCATATTAATGCTAATAGTACAATAAGCCATAATGCTCCATCGCCACCGAAACCACCAAAGCCACCACCGTTGTTTCCATACATTACTGGATATGGATATGCATTGTTAGTTGCTAGGTCAATAGTAGGTACTATACCATTGTTTCCGTTCATTCTCTATCTCCTTTCATAATTTTATATCTACTCTTTCGAGTTGATACCATATTGTGTTATTTGGTCTTCAGTTATACCATATCCTTTTATGAATTTAGTGAACTGTTCCCTTTGTTCTGGAGTATAACTCCTGGTTATGTTATTCAATATCTCTTGTGGATTCCCATTGCCTTTTTTTAATTGCTCTAATTGTTGCAATGCCTGTGGGTTTCTCGCTTTTAATTGGTTCTGCAATTGTGTCATTAGTATTTGCATTGGATTCATGTTTTATCTCCTTCTTTAGTTCTTCTATTTGTGCTTCTAGGTATTCTATTTTTATATCCTTATCATCTTTTTGCACTATTTCATTCAGCTCATACGTTTTTATTTCCCCTTTTTGGTTCTTTATCCATACCACACTCATGTTTTTATCAAAATATGGTGTATCCCCTATTACCAATTCCTTTTGGACATCTTCTATAGAGTTTGCATATCTCATTGGTTCTCTATTTGGTGCTAATTGGAAGTTCTGTGTTAGATTTGTAGGTTGTTGCATAGGAATACTGGATCTAATACGTTCTAGTTCTGCTATTTGGTTATTTATTCTTTCTATGTTCATCTGTGGGTTATATGTGTTATACATGTTTTCCTCCTAAATAAAAATAAGAAGTAGCAACAGTGGGTGTCCTTGTAGACTAACAATTGGCTCACTGCCATCTTGTAATTTGTGCATATTGCTTCCTCCTTATGCTTCTATGGTATCACTATAAATGTGCCTAAAAACGCCTTATAAATGCCTTTAGAGTGCCACTTTTATGCCACAAAAAAGGAGAGCCTTATATGACTCTCTTTATTTTCTTTTTTAATTCTTTTACTCTGCGATTCACTGTTCTTTCACTCATATGCATATCTATTGCTATATGTATTATGGAGTATCCTTTTATTTTCATTTCAAATATTTGGATCAGTTCATCATTTAACATTGCTTTCTTACATATTGTTTCAAATTCTTCTTGTGTAAATTCAAAAAACATTTATACTGCCCAATGGTGGTATATTACTATTGAAGCTAACATTACAATAATTGCTAGTAGTATTATTATTACTACATATGCTCTTATTGTTTGTATCTTATAATCTTTTAATATGTCCAAAGCAACACTATTCTTTGTTATCTTTTCTAGGTTTTTGTTTATCTTTTCTGTGTTTTCTAATACCATGTTATAGTTTCTGTCTATTCTTTCGGCATTTTTTTCTACTTCTTTTTCTAGTTTTTTTATTTCTTTTTCCATTAGTTCTCCTTGTCTAGTATATCTGTTTTAACTATTCTCCAGGACTTCATTTTTAGTTCTAGTGTATGGATATAGTCATCTCCACCTAGTTTTTCATATATCTTTAATAGGTTATTCCAGTTCTTATATACGTAATCTGGTATTTCCTGCATTTGTTCATATGCAAAGTATGTGTTTGTTAAATTACTTTGGATCAAACTTAATAATGCTATGTTTTGTATTTGTTCATTATCTTCCTTTGCTTTTATCTTTGCTTTATAACTTTTTATTAGGCTTATTGAGTATCCTAATAAGGAGCTTATTATAAATGTTATTATTGTGTTAATTATTGTTTGTGCCATTTTAAAACCCTTCCTTATGCCTTTATTTCAGTATAGCACGGAAGGGCTTTTTTGTAAAATTGTCTATTATTCTTGTTTGTTTGATAGGAATGTTACTTTTTCTGCTATTATTTGGATCTTGTCAGCTTCTACTAGGTCTGTTTTCATTTCTAATCTTCCTTTTACTCCAATTAGGTCACCTTTTTTACAATACTCTGCTGTTTTTTCTGCTATTCCCATCCATAGTGTTACTGGGAATGTATCGCTTTCATATATTCCTTCTTCATTTTTATAATTTCTTGGTACTGTTATGTTTAAGTACACTACCTTTTTACTATCATATTCTTCTAGTTTTGGTTCATTTGCTATTCTTCCTACAATTATTGTTTGGTTTAACATTTTTCTTTTCCTTTCTTAATACCTTTTCTAATTTCTTTTCATACATTTCTTGGAGTTCTTTTGTGTCTCCATACTTGTCTCCATATTCTTCTCTTTCTTGGATCAGGAATAAGTAGTTTCTGTATGTTTTTAGTAAGTCGCTCATCTTATTCTTCAACTACTGGTTCTTGGCATAGTCTGTATTCATATTTTTGTATAAATTCTTCATATGTGTATACCTTGTCATCTGTTCCTTCTCCGTTGCCTTCAAATACTTTTATTTTGTCCATGAATTTTATGAATGCTCCGTATCCTATCCATCCTGTTTCCTTGTTTGTTGTTTCCATCCAGTATGTGTCATCCTCTTGGATCATTTTTTTCATTTCTCTTAAGTCTTTGAATTTCATTCTTCATTCCTCCTTGTCTATATTCATATTACCATATAATTGACATTTAGTCAATAAAAAAGGACTAGTTTACACTAGTTCTCTTATATCCAGGCACTCTTGTTCTGTTTCTCTTTTCAGATAATCCACTTGCTTCACTTATTGCCCTGTATTCTTTGTTTAGTTTTGTTATTTTTGTTTGTGCTTTTATTATTCCTTGTTCATTGCCACTTGCTACTGCTGACATTTGAAACTCTTTTTGTTTTCTTATCTCTGTTTCTATTCTTCTTTGGAGTTGTGTTCCTTCATACATTGTATAGTGTCTTCCTTTGTATTCAAATCCTTTTTCGTTGTCTCTTTGGATCTCTTGAAGTTCTTGTTCACTATATTGTGGTTTATTTACTCCTAATATTATATGTCTTGCATTATGATAGCAGTTATATTGGCTTATTTGTCTTCTTTCTCTACCCTTATGAATTGGATCTATTACCTGTCCTGTGTATGTTTTTGCTGTTTCATGATTCTGGAATTTCTCATATTCTTCTTTTTTGAATTGTCTTCCTTGTACTTCTGCATGGTCAGGTGCAGGGTTTGAGTGTACTGTTATTTCTACTCCATCAGATCCGAATTGTTTTCCTAGTTCTTCCTGGGTTTCATTATGTAATGCTCTTATGGAGTCCATTATATTCATTCTTAAGGCACTGTCTAGTCTTCTTGTGTGATGTCTTACTATTCCATCTTTATCTATGTATGTTGTTGGATATATTACTTTTAATCCATTTTCTCCTAGTTCTTTTATTTGTTTATACATTAATGAACTGTATGTATCTTTTCCCTGACTTATGCTTAATACACATCTATCTATTATGTAATAGTAGGCTTTTTTTAGTTTCTTGTATACTATTTCTCCTTCTTTGTCTACTACTCCTAGTCCTAGGACATCTTTATTTGTTATGCCTTGTATATCTTTTGCTACTATATTTGCCATAGCCTTTACTTCATTCTGGAGTGCTATGTTTTCTTCCCATGGTATGTATTTCTTGTTTCTATACTCATAGAACTGCTTTGAGAATTTTAAGTCCTTTTTTGCTTCTGCTTCAAATACTTTTCTTATGTCTTTTTGTGTTAGTTTTGTTAGTTGGGATAACTTTCTTACCATTTTTTCATAGTCTCCACCATATTTGAATATTTGCACCATTTGTGATGCCTGTGTTGGTGTCATTTCTCCTATTTGTTTTATGGTTTTAGCTATCTGTTTTATTATGTATTCATTGCCTTCTTCCATTCTCTTGGCTATAGCATTTGTTATTCTTTCTAATACTTCATCTGATAGCATAGGATTACCTCCTATTCTTTATTGTCTTCTGGTTGTTCTTTATTTGGATCTAGTAATTGTTCTAGTTCATCTTCTTCAGTTACTTCTTCTAGTTTCTTTTTTGCTATTTCTTCTGTTTCGCCAAATATTCTTGTTCTGTATTCTACTTCGCTTATTACTCCAGCACTTAATTCTCTTAATGCTCTTGCTGATTCTGACTCTTTGTCTTCTATTATGCTGTCATCGAATTTAATGGCCATATCTTCGGTGTTTATATTATACTTGCCGAATTGTGTTGATGCATAGCAAACGGCTTTAATTAGGTCGTATATTGCACTCTCATAGCCTATTTCTAGCTTTTTCTTTCTTCTAAATAGTTTTGAGTTTGAACTTACTACTGCTGTTGCTGTTGATAGGTTTGTTCCATCAAAGTGGTAATGATTCTCTCCAAATCCTACTTTGTTTCCTAGTATGTTTAGGTTTGTGTTTAATGTTCCTATTTGTTGTTGAGTTCTTAGGTCTTCACTATCTGTTTGAATTAGGTCATCCTTTGTTGCTCCTGATGGCAGTATGTATACTGTTGTATCTTCTGGATCAAATGTCATTTTTTGTGTTCCATCATCATAGTTCATCATGTCTGCTCTTACAAATGTTCTTTTTCTTCCTTCTTGAATTTCATTCTTTAGTGCATCAAATGATAAATCTACAGCTTTTAGGTTATCTATTGCATTTGCATAGTGTGGGATTCCAAATGGGCTGTTATCAAATAAATTGTTTGTTAGCATTGGTTTGAATACACTAAACCATTTTATATTTGATTTTGTATCGAACTCTTTTATTGTGTTTTCTGATGCTAGTTCTGTTAGTTGTCCATTTGTGTCTTGGAATAGATGATTGTATATCTTATAGTTTCCTGATTCTTCATCTATCTTGTGTACTGTTAGTACTACGTATTTCTTACCTTGCTTATATTCTACTGAACCGAAGGCACATTCTGTTATTTCTTTGTTGTTCCAACTTAACGGGAATATCCAGTCTATGTCTACTAGGTCTACTCTTGTTTTTGCATTTGATACGTCTAGTGTCATGCCATCTTTGTTTTCTATTATGTCATATACACTAACTACAGCTCCTTCTGTTCCTAATGCTCCTGACTTTTCTATTGTTTGGTTTATTATTGCATATAGGTCTAGGTTGTCTGTTATTTCATCAAAATCTTTTTGTGACTTTTCATCTTTCATGGAGATTTCACATTTTTCGCTCCATATTATATCTGACCAGTCTTCACTTATTTCTTTTGGCATGTTCATTGTAAATCTTTTTTGATATACTTTTCTCTTACCATTGTATATAAAATAATTGTGAAACGACTTCACGTTTCCTGTGTACCAACTTTTCCATTGGCTTATGTATGTTTGGATCTGATTTTTCACATCTGGGTTGTACCCGTAATTGTCTGCTAAATATTTGTCTAAATTATTCATTCTTTTTATCCTCCTTGTATGTTCATCATTAATTTATCATAGAATGGGAATATTGAGTATTCACTTGCATCCAGGTCATCTATTGGAGTTGTTCCATCATCTAGTCTTTCATCCTGGTGTTTATCATCCCATAGTGCTTCTGAATATGCTTCTATTAGGTATTTGCATTTCTTTAGTATAAATCTTCTTGCTTGTCCGAATAGGTGACAGTCTAGTTCTATTCTATCTACTATTCTTCCTTTTATACAGTCTTGCACTTGTATTGGAATTCCATGTTCTTGGAGATACTTATTCATTCCGTATGTTAGCACTTGTCCTAATGCTCCATAGTCTGCAAAGCAATGTGTTACTTTTCCGTAGTCTCTTACTACTCTTTTGTAAAATTCTACGAACTTCTCATACATTTGCTCTGGGCTATGTAGTCCTGTTAGTTTTTCTTCATCTATTGTCCACACTTGTTTGAAGTATGGTGTTATTCCTGTTGCTTTGAACTCGGTTTCTCCTTCTGTTGCTCCATAGTCTATTCCTATTGATATTATCATGAAGTTTATCTTATTTCCATTCTCATCTTTTGCTTCATCTTTTATGTATTTACTTGGGTTATCACAGAATTGTCTGTATATTATTCCTTCTGCATTCTTCCATAGTCCTAGTATTAGTCTATCATAGTATACTGTTCCTTCATATTCTTTGCATAGATTATCTACAAATTCTTTTGATAGAAACGGATTATCGAATATTGTGTAGTGTTGTACATACACATCTAATCCCTTTTCTTCTACTTGGTCTAGGAAGTCTTTTTTTAGCCAGTGGCTTTGGTTTTCTGGGTTTAATGCTCCATCGAAACACGAATAGTCTTTATCTAGTGATGCTTGGATCATAATAAACACTTCTTGATTCCACTTTGCTACTTCATCGCCGTAGGCATACTTTATTGATGTTCCTTGGATCTTGCTAACCTGGTTTACTTTTTCACATCCTAGGCAATATACTTGTTCTCCAAATATCTTGGCTGTATTATCATTGCTTATTGTTCCTATTAGGTCTTTTCCATATATTTGTCTTAATGGTTGGAGTACGTTTCTTTCTATTGTTCCTTTTGATACTCCAAATATGCAATATAACCCATCTTTACCTTTTCTTTCAATAATTCTCTTTGGTATCATGTATAGGTTATCCAGGTATGTTTTGCCACATCTTCTTGCTCCTACTTTTATGTTGTATCTGTGATTCGCATTTCTTATAAATTCTTTTTGCTTATCACTTAATATCATTTCTTTGCCTCATCTTCTAGTTTTGTTAGGAGTTCTTCTACTCTACTTATTTGTCTTTCTTCTCTATCTATTTCTACTTGTGTTAATTCTCCTAGTAGTTCTAGCATCAGTTTATAGTTTTGGGAGTTTCCATTCATTGCTCCTTTTATTAGTCCTAGGGTTGCTAGTTCTTTATATGTTTGTCCACTTTTACTTGTTGAATTTAATAACATTTCTAAGGTTGCTTTCATAGTGGCTTTTTCTTTTCTTGCTTTTCCTGATGCTATTCCTCCCATTCTTGCTATCTCTCTTTGTTCTTTCTCTGTTCTCTCTGTAAAAGGGATTAGGTTCTCTTGTCCATTTGCCACTATTCTCACCTCCTTATATGCCTATTCTTTCTTTGGCTATATTGTAATATTTTTCATCTAGTTCTATTCCTACAAAATTTCTATTTGTATTTTTACATGCTACTCCTGTTGAACCTGAACCCATACAGTTATCTAACACTGTTTCATTTTCATTTGTATATGTCTTTATTAAATATTCTAATAGTTCTACTGGCTTCTGTGTAGGATGTAGCTTTTCTTTATCTCTTTTGTATTCTAATATGTTTGTTGGCATTCTTGTGCCATTGTTTTCTGTTATAACATTTTTAATTGTGCTTCTTATTACTGCATTTGTTCTTCTTTGCACATCGTTTGTTGTTTTATATGGAGTTCCAATATCTAATTGTGGGTTATACTTCATATTCCCCTTTTTACTATAACTTACTGCCATCTTTCCAAATACACATATATCTTCTGTTTTTTTCATTGGTTGATAATGGCTGTTTAGGAAGTTTGTAGCATTGTCTTTTATCCATACCCAATTATATTTATATTCTTCTATATTGCTCATTATTAGTTTGCTTGTAAATGGTTGACTTGCAAATAACACTATTGCTCCATCTGGTTTTATTATTCTATCATATTGCTCCCATAATTTCTTTAAGTCTATCAACTTATCCCACTTACATGCACTTATTTCATATGGCAAATCACATAGTATCATATCTATACTTTCATCTGGTATGTTTTTCATTTCTTCTAGGCAGTCACCATGTATTAGGTTTATCACTTTAGTAAAGGCCCCAACACGCAAACGCTTCAAATCCACCTATTTCTTTAATGTATTCTTCGGCTTCTTTTACTATTTCAGTATATGGCACTACTTCTACTTCTTCTTCTCCTTCTACATTTATACCTAGGTATTCATCTCCTATTGCACAGCACATTGTTATTGTCTTTCCTAGTTCTTGTGCTTTTTTAAATGCATATATGTTTACAGATACATCAGCTTTTGATAAATCTTTACCATGTAGTCCTCCACCTGTTACTGATTGTGCCATGTCTGATCCTAACTTTCTATTAGTTGCTCCTGTGTCTACATCTGTTCCACCTGTCCATTCTCCTAGTGGATTTATTATTATTTCTAATCCTTCTGGTTTACCTGTTTCTAGCATTTTTTCTAAATCTTCATTTTTAGCATTTGATTGACAGCATATGAATTTATCATCTGTTAGTATGTATTTACCATCATATGGATATGCTAGGTATAGGTTATGTGCTATTACTGATATTTGTTCTTCATTCTTTGTTAATGGCACACCTTTGAATATTCCATTGTCTCCACATTTAATTGATTCTGCTTGGTTTCCTGCTAAATGTACATCTTGTTTAACTACTTGTAGGTCTACTTTTAGGTTACCAGCTATTCTGTTTACTATTTCTTGTGCTACTTTCTTTGGTATCTTTTCTGATGTTTCTACTATTATATGACATACTCCATGTCCTATTAATACTTCTACAGCTACCTTTGGTCTTTCATTCTTTGTATAGCAGTAATCTACTATTGCTCCTGCTATTCTATCTGCCACTTTATCTGGATGGCTTGGGTTTACTTTTTCTATCATATTACTCATTGCTTTCCTCCTTATTTTTCCATCTTGCTTTATATCCATAATTATCTGTTAATTTGTGACATTCGTGGCATAATGTTATCCCATTATTTATGTCATATATCAATTCTGGGTATTTGCTTTGGCTTTTTATATGATGTACTTCTAATGTTCTTGCTCTTTTGCCACATTCTTGGCATTGATAATTATCTCTTTCAAACACTTTTTTTCTAAATATTTTATATTCTATTGTAGCTTTTCTTCTTCTGGCTTCGGATGTTTTTCCACCCTTCCAAGCTGGACTATTTTCTCCTTTATTTTTTTCTGAATAGTCTTTGTTTCTACATTCCATATTACAGTATTTTTTATTCCTACCTTTTGTAGTAATTATTTGTTTACCACAATATTTGCAATTGTTTATTTGTTTTCCTCTTATACTCCAGCATTCTTTACTACAATATTTTTGCTTCTTATCTTTGTAATCTTTTATGGTTCTAAACTCTTTCCCACATATTATACACTCTCTTGTTTCTGCTCTCCATAAATGTGGGTTTATTGTTCCTTTTCTAATTTTATATCATCCCAATCTGTTTTTGTTCCATCATCATTTAATCTATATACCTTATTTCCTGTAAAGTCAATGTATCTTTGTATAATAACATCGACATATTTTGGATCGAACTCATTCATATAGCATGTTCTGTGTAATTGTTCACATGTTATTAATGTGCTTCCTGAACCTCCAAATAGGTCTAATACTATTTCATCTTGTCTACTCGAATTTCTTATCATTCCTGCACACATTCTTAATGGTTTCATTGTTGGATGTAGGTCATTCTTTACTGGTTTATTTTCATGTACTACTGTTGTTGGTACTTGTTCTGCAAGTATTTCTTCTAGTAGTTTTTTCATTTCTTCTTTTTTTAGTTTGTTTAAGTCTATGTCATCTTCTATTACTGTTGGATGGTTGTATTCTTCTATGAAGTAGTGTCCTGCCCCTTCTTTCCACCCATATAGGCATGGTTCGTGTTTCCATTTGTAATCTTGTCTACCTAGGTTTATTCCATTCTTTACCCATATTATGCATTGTTTTATTAGTAGGTTATTGTCTACACATGCTGTTCTGAAGTTTATGTCTTCACTATCTGCATACCATACATAGAATGCTCCACCTGGTTTTAGTGATTCATTAGCACATTTAAATGCCTTATGTAGGAAGTTTTTGAAGGATTCATTGTCCATGTTATCATTCTTTATTGTCATTCCATCACTATTACTTACATTTACGTTGTATGGAGGATCTGTGAAGAGTAAGTCTGCTATTTTATCATTCATTAGTGTTCTTACATCATCTTCATTTGTTGAGTCTCCACACATTAGTCTGTGGTTTCCTAGTTGGTATATTTCTCCTGGCTTTGATTTAGCTTCTTCTGGTATATCTGGTACTTCATCTTCTACTATTTCTACTTCTTCAGGTACTATATCCATGTCAAATCCAAACTCGCTCATGTCTATTGTGTCAAAGTTTGCTAGTTCTTCATTTAGTATATCTATGTCGAAGTCCGAGTTCATTGTTAGCTTATTGTGAGCTAATGTGTATGCTTTTCTTTCTTCATCTGTTAGATGGTCTAGTCTTATTATAGGTACTTCAGTCATTCCTAGTTCTTTACATGCTATTAATCTTCCGTGTCCTTCTACTATCTCATCTTTCCATATTCCAATTGGATCATCCATCCCAAACATTTCTATTGACTTCTTTATTTGTTCTATTTGTTCTTGTGGATGTAATTTAGCATTGTTTTCATATGGTCTTATGCATTCTATGTCTACATATTCAATCTTTAGTTTCATTTTGTTTTTTCTCCTAACATTGTTTTTATTATATCATATGTTCATTTTTTATCAAAATTGTCTCTTTAATAGTGTTAATAAATGTAATAAATTCATATAATATTCGGTATCATTTTCATTAAGGTATTCCCATATCGCATTTTTATAAGTTTCTTTCATATTAATATTTGCATACACATACCATTTATAAAATAATTGTTGGTTTTCAGTTAAGCCTCGATACATTTGTTTAATTACCATACATTTTTCACAAAACTCTTGGTATGTAAAATAGCACATGTTATTATCAATAAATTCACAAACCTTAAAATCTTCAACGTTCATCTTTTTATTCCTTTCCCACAAAAAAAGAGCAAGATATCCCTATCTCACTCTTAATGCACATAAAAAAATTGTTAGTTCTTGTTTTCTTCATAACAACCTCTTTATGTTTTTATAATAACATTGTTTGTATTAAATTGTCAATAAGTTAATAGCAGTGAATGAAGAAAATTTAAAGACTAATCATGTAATCGTATATTTAGTTAAGGTTTATATGTGTATAACTGCTACTAACTTATTTTCTTATTTTAACTATCTCGCCAACCCTTCAACAGCCCTTAATGATAGTTTGCCTGTTCCCTGCTTTGCCAACGCTTGACAATTTCTTGCCAACTATCAACAAAGCACACCCATTTTGCATTATGAAATTTTTATGGTGGTACTTTTATAAGCACCAATGAATATATAATGCCTAAACTATTTTCTTGCATAAGTAGTCCTAGCAAGTTTAGTGCCTATTTGACTTTAGAAAATAAGTATAAAGGTTTGTTTTTGACAATTTAGTATGGGAGTTAAGCATCCTTTTAATTGCTACTCATTGTCTAACCTCGCAAACTTAACATTACACCTTTTTACCATACTCTTCTATATACTTATATAAAGTCTTGGCTCAAACTACCCATATAATTTATGGTCTTACTTATATATTCATTGCTACCTATAAAAGATAGCATTTTATTTTAAAATAATTCTTTTAGTTTTATACTCTGGCTTTATTAAAGGATCTCCGTTCCTATCTTCCAGATTCTTATTCTTATATTCAAACTCTTGTAATAATTCGTATATTGTATTTATTTCGCCTATACTGACTTTCCCCAGCTTTACTTGTTCCATTAAACACCTGCTAATTTGCATAAAAGCTTTATAGTCATAGTCTTCAATTAAATGTATATAATTATGGCTTGTATATCTATTTAATACACATAGATTGTTCTTTTTTGTCTGACCACCTGAATGTTTAGGTATGATATGGTGTGTACTTAATTCCTTTTTGGATTCAAAGGTGTATCCTAAAAAGTCATATCCTAATTCTTCAATGTTATATTCCTTGTATAATCTTTCTCTTAATCTACTCATGTCTTCATTATACCATGTGTTTTTGTTTTTGTAAAATTACCTCTTTTTCTTTCTGGTCATCACTAAATATAATATTAATGCTAATGCCATACAAGTTATAAATCCCATTACAAAATCTAAATATTCTATTAATTCAAAATCTACTATCATTTCTTCACCTTTAATTTATCTAAATACTTTAATAACAACTTTAACTCTTTTTCATTTAACATTAGATAAG